CAAAAAGAAATTAGAGAAATTGCTCAACTAATGCTTGATGCAGTAAAAAATATAGAGGGTAATCCCTTTGAACATACAATCAAAGCTTTTGATTTATAATATGAATAGAAGAAAATTATTATCATTTGGTGTTTCGATGCCTATAGCTTTAATGGCCCAAGGAGTTGTTGAACCTATAAATGAGGAAACAAAATATCACTATTTACTTAGATGTCCAAAGTTTACTGAGTGGAGTTATATTCAGTTTACAGAAGCAGAAATAAAAGAGCGCATCTATGATATATTTCGTTCTGATATAGAAAAAAAACATTTAATAACAGCTGGATTGGTTATTACTGCTAGTGATTTAAGCCCGAGATTATGTAAGAATCCAAAAATTCCTATGAAACATATGTTTGCTGATGAGATTGTTTCATATGCAAGCAATGTATTTAACGAGTATAAAAAATATAAAACAACATGAATAGAAGAAAATTATTATCAACGCTGGTTTCTCTTCCGGCGGTTGCGACGGCAGAAAATTTAGTGCAATTATGTCCTGTTCAAGAAACAAAATGTTCCTGCTCATTTACATTGAAAAGTGATGATCATCGCTTTACTTCAGTTTTGTCAGGAACACAAGACTTTATTAAAAAACATATATTAAAACGTTTTAGAAAAAGTTTTAAAAATGGTAAAAATATTGAGTTTGGTATTTTAGTTTCGAGTACAGAAGAATGGGCGGACTGTATTGTTAAAGGGGAAAGAGTAGGAATATATGATTTTGAGCCCCATGTTTCTAAAATTAAATTCGGAGAAGAACAAATTTCTTATCTTATAGATAGCGTAATATTATCCCATAAAGATTATTTAAAAAATAAACACACTTAAAAAGAAATGAAGTAATTTATAAAATTATATTGACAAATAGAAAAACTATGATACAGTCTCATCTACAAAAAATCGCAGAAGAAATAGCGTTAAGCTCAATCATTGATTATACAAAGGAAGAGCTTCTAACGCCGTCTCAAGCTGAGATTTTAAAAAAATGCATTATTGAAAATGCCGAAGTATGCATGTCGCCATTAATTAGCGACGAAGATTTTATACCATAACAGGTATAAGGAACAAGGAAAAACACATGAAAAAACAAAACAAGAAAAACAAAGGAAATAACAAGTCGGATTATTCTTCTCATAGAGGTAGATTTCTATCGCTAAGAACAAGAACCGAGAAAGGTGGTGAGCGTAGCTTCTGCGCAAAGATTCTTCGCGAGTCGCCTTTTTATGTTACCTTCTTAGATGTTAAGAATGGTAGTGTTGTTAAGGTTGCAAAGAGCAGCATTATCTAACCATGACCAAGTTAGAGTCGTGTCAACATCGTTCTGATGAAAAAGTTCAATACGGCCCACCGTGTTGCACTTCTAAGAACCTTGGTTACTACTGCACTCTAAGGTCTATCCACGGCGTCACAGACCCAATCTGTGACGCTTGTGCCTTTTATCTTAAACGACCAGAAGAAAATATAAATAACAATACAAATGGCAGCGAAACGTAAATTATCAGAAGCTTCAGGGGTTCCTAGTTCAAAAAGTATATTAGCAAATTTTTTGAACGAAAACAAAGAAGATCACTTTAACTTTATTAAACCTAGTGAAACCATCATTTCATCAGGATCTTTAGGATTAGATTCTTTAATTAAAATTAGGTCGGGTTCCTTTGTGAGACTTTGTGGAAAGGGTAGTGAGTTAGGTAAAACTTCTGAGTGTTTTGTGTTGGCAGAGAACTATATGAAGGTTATGCCTAACTCTAAAACAATCTTCATTAAAGCCGAAGCTCGCCTGACTCCAGAACTACAAAAAAGATCTGGACTTAAGTTTGTTACAGATTCAGAAGACTGGGACATTGGTACAGTTTTCGTTTTAAGCACTAACACTTTTGAAAAAATTGCATCTTTTTTGGAAAACATTATTCCAGAGATGTACGAAGCAGGAGAAAGGCTATGTGTAATACTAGACTCTTTAGATGGTTTAATTTTAAAAAGCGACAAAGATAAAGATCTTTGGAACGGTGATGAAAATGTCAAGGTTGCAGGTGTACCAATGTTAACTAAGATTCTGTTCAAGCGCCTTGCTCTAAAAGTTGTTCACTATGATGTATTATTTTTAATTACAAGTCAATATACAGCTGAAATTAAACTTGATCCGTATTCTAAAACCCCACCTCGTCAATCTGACGGGTCTGGAGGATCTGCCATTAATCACCAGAGCGACATTACTTTATCTTATCAAAGTAGATACGGTGGAGATTTTATTCTTGAGAAAGAGAAAGAAAAGCCTGACCCAATAAAAAATAAAACCCTGGGTGTCTATGCAACTGTGGAAATTAAAAAGTCCACCACAGATGTTAGTGGTCAAAAGGTTAGAATTCCAATTAAAAAAGATAGAGTTGGATGTGCAATATGGGTAGAAAAAGAATTAACAGATATGCTTGTCGCTTTTGGCATGGTTGTAAAAAGCGGAGCTTGGTTTTCTTTTACCGAAAATATTATTTCGCTTGCGAAGCAAGATGGCGTTGAAATAAAGCCTCAACATCAAGGTATGAATTCTCTCTATCAATATATAGAAGAAGATAAAGTAGCTTTTGAATGGCTTCTTAAAAAAGTAAAGTCCTTAATAAATGCGTTTGACTAAACTTAAAGGGTGTGGCGTTGTTAACGTACCTCAAAAGTCTAACATAGACTGGGAAAGAAAAATTTCTGCTCCCCAGTTATTTGTTAAACAATTTCTTTTTCCTTATTGGAAAAGAGATGTTGTTTGTGAGGAATTTTTGATACCTGGCAGTAAATTGAGACTTGACTTATTTAATATGTCAAAGGGTATTGTTGTTGAAGTAAGTCCTGACAACTATCATAAAACTTACAATAATTGGCTACACAAAACAAGGGTTTCATTTTCCGAAAAAGTAAAAAATGACGAACAAAAGCTTTTGTGGTGTAATTCTAATAACATACACTTTATAGAATTATACGATCAAGATTTAGATAATTTGTCTCACGAATATATCAAACAAAAATACGGAATTCATTTATAAACATGAGTATTGATAAAGCTATTGAAGAACTACAAAACGTAATCAAGTCTAAGAAAGACCAAGGTTACTCTGTTGATCATTACAAGCAATACAATAATTGTGAGTTATTATATGCCGCTCTCGCATTAATGGGCACAGCTTATTCCCAGTTAAAGGGTTTAAATACAGAACAAGAGGCTAACGAAATGTGGCCCTTTGGAGTTTTTGAACCAAGTGAAAACCCTAATGACAATTTAATAAAAGCTTGTTATTTTATTCTATCTGAAGTAGAAAAGAATAAATCTCAATGAACTGCTCAATTGTAATTTACAAAAACAACATACCTGTATCCATTAAGATAGAAAATCTTGATCACGACTTTTTAATAATCAAAATCAGAGAAGATATTTATAAAGTTGCTAAAAAAGATTTGGAAAAGGTATTATGTTTTTTTAAATGATATGGACTACGACTAACGGTTATAGAAGAACTTTAAGCGAAAAGAAATACCAAATTAAATGGGATCAACCTAGCTTAAGCAAGTTTCAATTTTCCGTAAAACAGTTTTTTAAAAAGTATTGGATAGATGATATTGTTGGCGAAGAGGTTTTATTACCAGCCACACAACTAAGAGTTGACATTATCAATTTTTCTAAAATGGTTGCCGTTGAAGCAAATGGTTTGTTTCATATACAGCACATGCCATACTTTCAAAGTACAGAAAAAGATTTTCACTCGCAAGTCTTTAGAGATGTTTACAAAGAACATCTACTTGAAAAAAACGGATTCCACGTAATAGAGATATACGAAAAAAACTTACCACTTACAGAAAAGTGGTTTATTAAAACTTTTGGTGAGGGTATATTAGATTAGATGAATATAGAAGACTTTCCAATTTCAAACAGAACAAAGAATACTCTTAAAAAAGCTGGGTATTCGACTGAGCTAGATTTCAAGGAAATCTTTTTAGAAGACTTGGAGTGCATTGATGGTTTTGGTAACAAAGGTATTGTAGAAATTAGAGATTATCTTTATTCTAAGTTTGGCATAGTTATCAAGCACAAACCTAAAGAAAAGAAGATTAACAATTTCAAAGAGACTCAATGTATCGTTAACAAATTTCTAAATCACTGCGATAATATATTTTGGCCACGAGAAATTAAGATGGCTAAAACACTTATAGACCTTCATGGATACCAAACCCTTTTAAGAGTGAAACCTTTGACAAAGGTAAATACTTTAAGTTTTTACTTGACAGCAAATGGTAAAAAATACATAACTCAATTTTTACCTGCAATTCAAATTCAAGAAGGTGGTGTATCTAGAAACAAGCCTATAGAAGAAGAGAAGGAAGAAGTTGTTATTATCAACTCTCCTGAACATAAACCAAAATCTATTCGCGACTTTTTCAAAATATGACTTATAATAAAATTGCGACACCGCAAGAACAAGAGAGGGCTTGTCTAGCCTGTTTCTTATCGTTTCCTCATTACTTAGCAGATTACAATGGGATTCTGAAAAGCTCCCACTTTGACAATAAAGTCCATGCCGCTATCTATACCGCCATGTCTATTGTTTACTCTTCATCGAGTAACACAGACCCAATACTGATCTCTGAAAAATTAATTTCCATTGGCCTTACTCATTATGAAGGTCTAAGCATGATGGATTACTTAGAGACTTTATCTCAAATAAGTATTAAAGAATCTTCTCTGATTTATTACATTGGGAACATAATTAAATATGACTATGCTCGTAGAGCAGATAAAACATTTGATGAGTGCAAACTAGAAGTTCGGGCAAATATTGAAAAGCCTTTACCAGAGTTGGCTGGGTTAATAGAAACCTCTCTAAAAAAAGCCGGAACAGAAAATATTGCTGATGAAGAAGATGCGATTGATGTTTTCGGAATTATGCAGGACACAGTGTTATCGTGGGGAGAAGAACAGAAACCAATTAGCTTAAAAACTCCATTTCCAATTTTCAATCATTTGTACGGTGGCCCAAGTTTTGGCGATCTATTTGTTTTCTCTGCTGGACCCAAAGTTGGTAAGAGTACACTTGTTAACTATCTTGCTTATGAGATAGCTGGACTTCCAGAGAACAATTGTAAAGTTCTAATTCTAGATACAGAGCTAGAAACAAAGAGAATCTTGTCAAGAAATTTATCTTCTCTGTCTGGTGTCAATGAGTACAAGATTAAGACGGGTAGGTTTACCAGCAACATATCTGAAAAGAATAAAGTCTATACGGCTTTAAACGCTCTTGATAAATACAAAGGCCGAGTTCACCACAAGTATATTGCTAACAAATCTATTGATGAGGTAATTTCATTTGCTCGCCGCTGGTATGCAAAAAATGTCAAGGATGGCGAAAATTGCCTAATCGTTTATGATTACTTAAAATCTACCCAAGAAAATATCAAGGACGCTTTTCAAAGCTATGAAATTCTTGGCGTTAAAACTGACAAACTTAAAAAGCTAATGTCAGAACTTCCAAGGACAGCAGGTATTACAGCTGTTCAGGTAAATAGAAGTGGAGGCACAGCAATGTCTTCTCAAATTGAGTGGCACTGTTCAAATTTATACAGATTAGAAAAGAAGACTCCTGAAGAGATAACAGAACATGGTAAAGATTTTGGTACTCACAAACTAATTGAAGTACGAGCCCGTGTACAGGGAGAGGGGGCTTTAGGAGCAGACA